TATTTATATATAAATGTGCCAGTTGGGTTTAATGAATTTAAGCAGTGGTCGCAAGTAATAGATGACTATCATCTGATTCAGGGTATCATTGGTATGTATGAAAATGACCCGGAAGATTTTTTAATGAAAATGTGCGGGATGCCCTCTGAATTCAAACAAAAAGAACTTACAACTAATATAATGAAAACCGGCACACAAACTGGTCGTGTTGATTACAGTGGCTCTTTTGGTTCGAATAATATTAGTAATAAGCCAAAGGCAAATGTCGAAGAAATTGAATTTTGAAACATATCAATTTATCTGCCATTGTGATATTATTAAATATAAATCTCAAGGTTGGATAATTATCGACGATTTAAAATCTTGTCATCATGGCCACTATTCAGTTTTAATGAAAGCACCGAAAGAATGGGAAAACGATCAGATTTCGAAAGAGTAGAAAGAGATTTCTATCCTACTCCATATGAGGCAGTAATTCCATTATTATCTCATCTTGAAAAAGGTCTTGAATTTGACGAGCCGTGTTGCGGAAACGGTGATTTAATTAATCATTTAGAATCTGCCGGATATAGGTGTCGTGGTGCATCTGACATTAAATCTTCCTGCCCAAAAGCCGAAATAGCTGATGCTATAACATTAATTTCATGTAGTGCAGATTACTTTATCACTAATCCGCCTTGGGATAGAAAAATTTTACACCCCATTATTAAAAATTTATCAGAAATTGCGCCAACATGGTTACTATTTGACGCTGATTGGATGCATACTAAACAAAGTTCTGAATTGATTAAATATTGTCATAAAATTGTCAGTGTTGGGCGAGTTAAGTGGATACCCGATAGTAAAATGACAGGTAAGGATAATTGCTGTTGGTATTTATTTAAATCTAATGTTGCTGAAGTTACTGAATTTCATGGAAGAGTTTCGGATAGTTATATTATTTATGGGTATGATAAGCCCAAGGCGACTGTTGAGGATATTGAATTTTGATTAGAGCAATTATTTGCGGCGGCCGAAATTTTAACGACTGGAAATATTTTTGCAACTGTCTCGATGACATACACAAGTATGATCCTTTCATTGAAATTGCCCAAGGCGGCGCAAATGGTGCTGACACTTTTGCAAATATGTGGGCGAATAGGAATAAAATTCCAGTTAAAATCTACAAACCAGATTGGGATAAATTTAAAAAAGCCGCCGGCATGATTAGAAATCGTCAAATGTTTGATAATTTTTTACCAGATATGGTTATTGCTTTTCCTGGGAATACGGGAACGCAAGGAATGATTAATTATGCACTTAGTAAAAATTGTCAAGTGGTGAGGTTTTGATGAATGATATCGACTATTGGTTTGAAGCCCTTTCATGCTCTTTTGATGAGGGAGGTATTTTCCATATTTGGGAAAGCTTGGCCAAAGAACAACAAAAAGATATTGCAAAGGGTATGAAAGGCGCCCACGAAAACTACCACATGGCCTTTTATCAACCACCCTCATCCGATCGATACAATGAAATTGAACGTGAATGGAAAAAGAAATATAAAGACTTAGAAGACAAATTTAACAAATATCAAAATAATGCTGAAACCGCAGTAAAAAAAGCATTAAAGCAATATAGCGATACTCAAGTCACCATTGGTGAATATGGTGAAGTTTTTCGTCATGGTGGAAGAACAGAGCAAATTCAATGATCATCCAAACCGCCGATCTCAAGCCTTCCGAAACTCCACCAGCCGTCCACCAAGTATACAACGGCCTCGATAGTTGTCTTACGCTTGAAATCTTCCAAGCCTTAGAATCCAACGCTGATAACCCCATCTATGCCTTCGAGCGCGCCTTGCAAGCCCCAGCCCTGGATATGATGTTACGCGGCTGGAAAGTAGACCGAGGCGCGGCCATATCTGGCGTCTCCGAACTTAATAAAAAAATCGACCGCCTCACCTACATCCTCCAAACCTTTGCCTCGGTCATTTGGGACAAGACCTTTAAGGATAAGGATAAGAATACCGTCTCCCTCAACCCCGCCTCGCCGGCCCAACTTAAGGAATTTCTCTACGAGGCGATGCGCCTGCCTGTTCAATATAAGAATGACAAGGGCGTAAAGAAGCCCTCCGTTGACCGCGAAGCCCTGGAGAAACTTGATGATTACCTTATTGCCCGGCCGATTCTCTCCTGCATCTTACAAATTCGTGACCTTGTTAAACAAAGAGAAGTATTTCAGACTGAAATCGACAACGATGGAAGGATGCGATACTCTTTTAATATCGCCGGTACTGTAACAGGCCGGCCGTCAAGCAGCGCATCCTCTGAAGATACCGGCAGAAATATCTTCAACATAGATGCTGATCTTCGTCATATCTTTGTTGCAGACAAAGGTTGGAAACTTTGCGGTATTGATTTAGAACAAGCTGAGAGCCGTGAAGTCGGCTGGCTTCATGGAATACTTTTCGATGATTGGCGTTATCTCGATGCTTGCTATGCAGGTGATCTTCATACTACTGTTGCCAAAATGGTTTGGCCTAACCTCCCTTGGACCGGAAATAAAAAATTTGATAGAGAGATAGCCGAAACTCCTTTTTATCGTGGTTTAGACTATCGTTTTATGTGTAAGAAACTTGGGCACGGAAGTAATTATGGTGGAAAACCATATACTCTTGCTAAACATGCAAAGATAGAAGTAAAACTTTGCACAGAATTTCAGGAAAAGTATTTTGAAGCCTTTCCAGCAATGCCACAATGGCATGAATGGGTCAGAGAACAGTTAGAAGAAAGTCAAAGTCTGACTACCCCTTGGGGTCGAACGAGACATTTTTTCGGCCGGCCTAATGATGATAGTACGCTACGAGAAGCAATTGCTTATTCACCACAATCATCTACTGCTGAACGAATGAATCTTGGACTTTGGCGCATTTGGAAATATATGCTAGAAGTAAAACTTCTTGCTACTGTATATGATGCTGTATATTTTTTGTACAAAGAAGAAGAAGAAAACATTGTTATCCCCAAAGCCCTCTCATTAATAGATATTCGATTAACACATAATAGACATGAATTGATAGTGCCGGGAGAGTGTAAGTTAGGTTTTAATTGGGGTGCATTTTCAGATGAAAATGATGTAAAATCTGGAAAAGCAACTAGGATCAATTTAGCAGGATTAAAAAAATGGAAACCAAAATAAAAATTTGCATAGTTGATGGCTGTACAAAACCTATAAAAAAGAATTCAGGTAAAGGCTTATGTGCTATGCACACCAACAGATTTTACAGACATGGAGACGTAAATTTTTCAAAACACGTTAAAAGTGGTGGCAAATGTGTATTATTAGATTGTAATTCAGATGCTTTTGCTGGCGGATATTGTAGTGCACATTATCATAAAATACAAAGATACGGCAATCCTGATATATCATTAAATGAAAATCAAAAAGATAAAATATGTCTAGTTGAAAACTGTGAAAAAGATGCTTTCTCTAAAGGATATTGTCAAACACATTACAAAACTGTATTTAAATATGGAAGAGAATTCACAATTATAGGCGAAAAAGGTTTGGGAACTATAACAAAAGATGGGTATAGAGAATTTAACATTAATGGTGAAAGAATTTTAGAGCATGTCATGATAGCTGAAAAAGCTTTAGGAAGAAAATTAATAAAAGGTGAAGTTATTCATCATATTGATGAAGATAAATTAAACAATGACCCTTCAAATTTATTTCTATGTCCAAGTCAAGCATATCATATGTTTGTACATACACAAAGTAATATAAAATCTAATTTACCTACCAGTGAAAATCCTAATGTAACACAACTACCAACATTAGATATTATAGAATTTTAAAAATGATCCCTATAGAAAATAACCCCTCCGAGGCGCCGGCCTCAAATAAAATTCATTTACCGGGGACGCCCGGTAAATCTTTTAGGGATTATCATGCCTTGGTCCGAAGACTTTATCGAACGCTTTTTAAAATATACCGCCGGGCAAAAGTCCCCCGAAATATTCCGTAAATGGACAGCAATCTCCCTCATTTCCGGCGCCGTTGAGCGGCGCGTATGGAGTAATTCCCTTGAAGATAAGCCGGCGTATGCGAATCAATTCATCATGCTTGTCGCCCGGCCCGGTAAGGGCAAGGAGATTATTAAGGTCGGCGAGGGAATGCTTCGGGATTTATCGGGGGGTGAATATTCTAGCAAGGGAGCAGCGGTCGGAGCGGCTAAGATTAAAGTCGGGTCTCATGACGTTACAACATCTTCTCTCATCGACGAAGTTGCAGACGCCATGCAGCAGAACTTTGCCCACAAAGACGTAAACGGCCGCGCCGAACAATATTCCTACCTAACCGTCTTTGCCGAAGAACTTGGCGTATTTCTAAAAACCTTCGATAATACCTTCATCACCACCATGACGGCCCTTTGGTCGAACTACTCCAATTTCCAGCAAAAGAGGCGGACAGGTGGCCTTAATATTGATATCATTAATCCTTCCCTTAACTTGCTTATCGGTGCTACTCCTTGCGCTCTTGGGGAGGTCTTACCTGACGTGGCTTGGGGTATGGGTTTTATGGGCCGGATGCTTATGGTATATAGTGACGAGGATGTAAAGGTTAAGTATTTCACAACTACCAGCGACGCCGAGAAGGCGAAGAAGAAAGCAGCGAGGAAGAAACTTACAGATGACTTATTTCACCTTTCGGCCCTACGCGGGCAATTTCTATGGGAAACGGACGCGGTGGAGATATTGCAGACTTGGGATGAAGCGGGCTGCCCGCCGCGCCTAAAGCATAGTAAACTCGAAGATTACTGTTCTCGTAGAGCTTTCTTCACTATCAAACTTGCAATGGTCGCAGCGTTGTCTGCTAGAGGTGAACTCATCATCAGAGTTGAAGACTATAATCGCGCAAGGGATTGGCTCCTTGAGATTGAAGCTCTTATGCCAGATGTATTCCGCGCCATGCTCGGCCGTTCTGACAAAGACGTAATGGAAGAATGCCACACCTTCATTTGGGCTCTATATACCAAGGGCGGAAATAACCCCATAAGAAAAGAACCAGTGCGGAGCTTTCTTAAGGATAGAGTACCTAGTGAAAAGGTGAATATTATTCTCGAAATGATGATGGAAAGTGATTTGTTGCAAGAGACGAAAGATACGTTTAGTGTGGTGCCGTTGGTGGTAAGTACTAGATTTGGGATTGAGTGAGCTCGGGGAATGGGTGAGCGAGCGCAGTGGCAGCCGATCGAGACGGCGCCGATGGACGGGACTCATATCCTAGTTTGGAACGCCAAGCAGCCGCAACTGCCGCCGACCACGGCCCATTGGTGGGGCGGAGGACCGGAACCTGGCGGCTTTCATCTGAGTGTCAACTATCTCGGTGAATATTCTGATTTTGGTATGCCGCCGACCCACTGGATGCCCCTTCCCAAGCCGCCAGCGCCGCTGTAAAAAATTAACTCCAGAACAGAAAAAGGCAGTATGGGCAGAGCCGGAAAGTAATGCCGGGGCTGGTTGGGAGCCAAAAGGTAATAGCACGGTACCGCCAAAATATATCCCAAATCGTGAACGAGACACAGAACCAAGATTAGATGAAATCTTTAAGGAGAAATAAAATGACCAAAACCACAACTATTATGACTATCACCCGCACCTTCAACAATCCTGTCTTCTATGACGCGGCCGGCGTGCCAGAGTATGAGAAGGAAGACGTCGATATTGAAGTAGAAATCTCCGGCACTCTCTGCCGCGCCGAGCCGGATGTCGGCCTCATGTTAGATTGGTTTGAGGATATCTTCGCTACGCGGCTTGATAACGGAGATGGAATTGAACTGACTGATAAGGAAGAGGAAAGGGCGCAAGAGGAGTTATTTGAGGCGGCGGCCAGCGATTATGCGGATTATCTTGAAAGTATGAGGGATTGATTATGGCTGGACTTGTAAACTCAAAACTAATTCCAGGTCAAAGTAAGGCAAATTCTTTAAGAAAAGCCTACCGACTTCGCCGCCGGGCTGCTGGAATTGAACCACCATGGAAAATTAGACAAGCTTATGAGCAGTTGTTGAGTATACTTTATCTTCGTGTTCAGAGATAGATGAGGGAGTAAAGTAAAATGTTCACCACTCTTCTACAAAGCGCCCGGCGGTGCAATGCGGTCTATATAGAAGATTTCGATCAAATGGCAACTGCCTTCAATGATCTTAATCATCTCATCATTGGCACTTACATCAACGACGACCACAAGGCGGTACTTTCTCTAGACGCAAGCAGCCCAACTGCAAGTACAGATCCGACATATCTTACCATCTCCGGCACCCGCTTCACTTCCGGCACTCCTATTGAAAGATTTGGAGACCTCTACGACGATATCGACACAACCCCGCTGGAAATTGAACCGGGCATAGTAGTTCCAACCGGGCCGTGGCAGGGCTGTAAGGAACTCTTTGAGTGGGCGGCGGAAACTTCCAAAGGGGCGAAGCTATTCATCGAGGGGCACAGCCTCGGCTCCCGGTCCCGCTACGCCCGGTACTTCATCCCTTCCGACCGCATCGCGCAAATTGTCGCCTTCGCCCCGCCAAAGTTCGCCTCGCTCGCCTTCTGGTCAAAATACTGGCATCCGGGCGACATTACTTGCATTTACTGGCGCGACTTATGGGCCGGCTGGCCTTGGGACTTGATAGGAGAAACGCCGTGGCGCCAGCCGCCGGGGCAAAGCATACTCTATCTTGAGCCAAGAAACTTTGCATACATCTCAGAGAAAGATTGGAAGGGCGGCCTGCTGCCAGAGGATCATAGTATTAGTGGGGTGTATATTCCGGCCCTGGAGCATCTTAGTAGTGTGTTTGGGAATGGAGATGGGGCATGAGTAATATAAGCATCTGTTCTAAACTGGAAAATATTCTCGATGCTGAAATTCGTCTAGCAAAACAAATTATCGATCAGGCTATTTTAGGAACTATTGATTTGCCAGTTAATGCTACATTAATTCTTAAACTTAGTTGTGCAACTGATTTAACGGAATTTAGAGAATTAGGTTGTATATGTATTGAACCTCCTCGAAAAGATAATTAATAAAAAGGGGCGGGATTTAAATTTCCCGCCCCCTTCATTCTAATCCCTTCCATTCAGGGAATAGTTAGATTAGGTAAACTGAAGTTACTTATGAGTTTCCAATCTCAGCTAAGTCGCTGGCTAAAGTATTTAGATCGAGGCCGGACGGTGCCGCGCCTTGGCTTTGAATCCAATCAAAGAAGAGTTCAGAGTGTGCCTCGTCACAGTACTTTGAAAAGAAAGCCGGCGTCATGGGCTGGAGTTTATTCCAAGTAACAACGTAGAAATACTCCCCATCATATTTTACTATTGGTGTATCATGCCCGCCCTCAATAGTTTGGTCGCCGGAGGGATCTAAGTCAAAGGGCAAGCCGGCATCAAATTGTTCCATTGCATAGTTTGGCACGCTCCAACCCAATCGGCACGCCCCGAAAAGTTGCACACACCATTTGATATGGTCGAGGTTAGAGGGTTCAACAGTTCCAATCGCATCGGCCTTGTGGTCTAGAAAGCCGGTTGTTTCAAGATACTGACACATCGCCGTTTCATCACAACCTTGATCGGTAGAGGGGTCAGCAGGATTATATCCTCCCACAGCTTCATACAATGCTACAATATCACTATCTTGTGGTATAACTATTGTTCCAGTGTTAGCTGTACGAAGCATAAGTGTATGCCCTGTATCGGCACAGACACAGTCCCCTAGGGTATCATTTAACATCATGCCCCACGGAACCTTTACGGCCGACACATAGTCATTACTATTAGCTGGCGCCGGCCCCAACGTGTCGAGAGTTCTTGACATGATTAAAGCCGAGCGAAGCGTCCGCCTCGTTCGCACTGCATCCTTACGCCCAAATTTCAACATAATTAGTCCTTTCAAGGTATACTAATCGGCGCAATAAGAAACTGTTGCAATGGCAGAACTCCATTACAATTTATCATGACCTGTCCGCCAAGCGTCTTTCCAGCCCGAGTAAGTTCATTTAGATAAAGTACTCCAGGATCGGCCGGCTGCTCAGGGATGGCCGCTACGGCCTTGCCAATAAAGTCATAGCAAGCCTTTGCAGTTGTATCGCCCATCGTCGCCGCTAATCCGCTCGCCGCGCTTGCATCACCGATAGTATAATTTTCAACTTTCTGGCCGATTGCACAGCCAGAAAGGGCAATGCAGGCGGCAATAATGATAAGTTTTTTCATGGCTTCACCATAGTATGGGCCGGGGCGGGAGCACTGCCATCAATAAGAGTATCAGGCAACGGGTCGGCCGGCTGAGTTGGGGATACAGTAGAGGGGATTGGCACAACATCTTCATTGATTGTCTTTCCCTGAGCTTTTGCCTCAAGCTCTGCAATTCTTTGTAGAAGCTCTTCTACTGTTGGCTTTGGTGGCACGGGTATGCCGACTTCTTTGGCTTTATTATAGATGCCGCCAAAGACTTCGATTCCGCCGTAAATCTTTCCCCAAAGTGTATTTGGCGGCGGCTTGGCAGTATTACTGCAAAAGTGGCCGGCGAGGTAGGATAGGATTAGAAAGCAAATCAGTGCCGTCTGTGCCCAAGGCGGCAGTAGAGAAATTAGCGGGCTAAGAGAACCGTCCATTTTACATCTCCATAATTGTTTGCCAATTGGCAATTGCGTCTTCACCAACAAGGGAATTCCACTTGTTGATGTATTCTTGAGTAGTAGCGGCGCCGGCTGGTGTATTATAGTGGGATTTGTAGTAAGCAGCTTGGCCGGTTAAGTTAAAGGGAATTTCGCCGGGCGCCCGCTCGTAGTGTAGACGGCAAATTGCCGCTGCGTAGATTGGGAATGACATAATACAGTCGAAGCTAGGTTCGATATTAGAGGGTAGTAGCGATTTCAACGCCGTTAGAAATCTTGGATGATAAGCAACATAATTCTTCAGCAAATCATCATGATCGAATTCTTCTTCTTGGAAGTAGCCGGCTGCCGGCCCCCCATCATATTGCTGAATATTCAAGAGGCCACTTTCATGTATAGCCGTACCAAGCATAAGCTGCTCTGCCTGCGGGCTTTCAAACCCCAGCGCCGTATTCGCCGGCCGGATTATTGCATTTACGAAAAACTTTGGCGTCATAGTCATTTCAATTCCCTCCTCCATCATCCTTAGGCATTTTTTCAATATGACCAAGTTTATGCCTAATCCAAGATATGAAACGTATTATGTACCAAAACACTGCGCAAGTAGAAGCCAAGAAGGGCATCCACCAGGAAATTTCTGCCATTATATTTGTAGTAGAACTTACAGCGGCAGCAGAACTTACAGCGGCAACGGCGGCCGCGTGATCTATTAAATTTGCCACATTTGTTTGTTCACTCATCACCTTTTCCTTTCATCACTCTACGTCGTCTTGGGCGTTATCGACAATTTGTTTATATACATCAGGATACTTTGCAAACATAGCATTCTTCGCCCCCTTCCGGGCCGCGCCTATGGTTGCGTTAATTGCGTCAATCTTATGCTCCGGCTTCATTTTCATGAAGTAAGGATTTGAAGCCATCTTATCAAGAAGGGCTTTGGTATACCGCCCCGCAATACGTTGGTAATCATCATATTGATTTTCATCAAGTTGAACCCCGCCGATATTCTTAGGCAAGTACCCAATCCCCGTTTGCAAATCATCGAGCATCAGCGTCGTCGGATCGTTGCTATACTTTCCAACATAGCTCTCTATCGGCTCGCCATAGGAATCTCGCCGGGGCATTAGGCGCTGACTGAGCAAAGGTACTTTCGCCTGCGCCGCGCTCAATATTCCCCAGAGATTTTCCGACCCAAGATCATCCACCTTTCTCTGATATGGATCAATCATCCGCGCAACTTGGCCCAATCCTACTGAATAGGGCAGCCAGTTAGTGGCAAAGCTGCGGATAAACCGCGCTGCTGTCGGCCCCTTTTCATCGTACATCGCCTCCATCATATCGTGGGCGCCGCGCATCCAACTTTCATCAAGTATCGATCTGGTAATGTCATGAAAGAATTCCCCAGCGATTTGGCCGCCTTCTTTATCATCCCATCCTTGTACTGTGTCGGTGACGTTGGCACTAAATCGCATGAGCATACCAAGATGGCCCAGGCCCTGATAGGGTATCCAAAGGTTGCCGATATTGATAGAATTGGGCCGGTGCAGCTTAAGCCAATTTTCCCGCTCTCTCGGATCGGTCGGCCCGTCGCTGGTAGCGATGCCCTGTAATACCATCAACGACGTGGCTCCCATAAGCGACGTGCCGAAGATTACCTTCGCCCGCTGTAAGTCCGCCTTAGCGCCGCGCCCAATCAAGTTCTGCCTTACTTCCTTGCCCTGTAAAACAGCCGCCGGGGAATATTCCACCGCTTCGTTGATGATCTCTGTACCAATTTTCAAAAACGGTACTATGAGTTTTACGGCCGGCGTCATATTTACTGCGGCGGCGAGATGATACATGGCTGTGCCATATTCGGTATTACGCATATAAAGTTCTTTTAGCGCGTCGGTCGTGGCGTCGTTGATATTTTCGCGGAGGCCGGCAGGAAGCAAATCGGGCTTATCCTCTGTAACCTTCGCCATCATATCAAGGGTGGGGCGTTCAGTAAGTTCCGCAATGCGCCGGTCGAATGCTGCCCCGGTCAGTCCCTCTTTCGTAGCAGTACGATAAGCCAACCCGGCGATATTTTGCTCATAGCGTAGTGACTTGAAAAAAGAGTGAATTGCCGAAACGGTGCGCCCCGGATACGAAATGGCCTCACCGAATAATGCCTCAAGCTCGGTATAATCAGGTTTCTTTACCAACTCCCCAATCCGCGCCCGCAATGCATCGTCTTGCAATCCCTCCTTCACCGCCTTCTTATAAGCCCAATTCTCAATGATTGGATTATTACCATAATTGAAGCCGCTCCGCACCCTTTCTCCTGGTAGTAATGGGCTTTGCCCGGATCTGAATGCTTCTGCGCCGGCCCTAATTCCATCTTGCGCCCCTTTGTACATCGCATGAAGTTGCGCGCCGGCTTCGCCAAGATACACCCTATTCTTTACTTCCAACCCCAACGCTTCCTGTATTGCTCCTTGTGCGGCGGCGATGGGAATTACTGCCAAGGGCCGCGCCACGGCATTGATGGCATTACCAATACTATACCGAATATGTGTCATTGAGCCGGAGATGAGGGCATTTACATAGTAATAAATCATCCTGCTGGCAAAGTCGGGCTTGGTATAGCTGTCGTTCATAAATTTAACTATTTGATGAGTAGTATTAAGCGAACGACCGTGTTCGGCCATCTGCTGCATCTGAAATAAATCCATGCCTTGAGTTTCTTTTAGGAAATTAATTAGATCTAGTGATTCTCTAAACCCTTTGATATTTCTAAACGCGGCCAATGCCCGACCTGCTTCCGCAGTTACTCCTGATACCACTTCTGCTATCATAGAGAGGCGGGCACGGCTCTTTGCAAAAGCCAATAGATCATTCGGATCGCCAGTCTCAAAAGCCTTATTCATCGCTTCTTTTACGTCTGCCGCCGCGCCAATCATGAGATTTCTTACATGAATGATCTGCTCTGCATTGAAAGTTTGCCCTACTTTCCACGCATCAATATGCTCCAGGCCAAGTTCGTCTGCCATCATTTGCTGCTCGGCAAGACTAAGCTTTCCGCGCCGGGCCGACATAAATTCACCGGCGGCCGTAGAGGCGTCTTTTATCGCCTGAAAAACATCGGAGGCCATATTGAGGGTATCGCGTCGGATATTCCCGGCCTTGTCAATGAACTTCGATGAGCTACGCTCAGTAGTTTTAACCGCATCCGCAACAGTAGCGCCGCCCGCGCCGCCCGTCTCTTCTACTTTTATCCCAGGGCCGGCTGCCTCGCCGCCTTTGCCTTCCCCCTCAGTTGTACCAGCGCCCCGACCGATCTCTGGAGATGGGGAAGTAACTGCTGTTCCTCCGGCGTGAGGCTCTGTTGGTCTAGCTCCTGCAACCTCGTTGCCATCGCCGCCGCCTCGGCCTCCTTCAAGTCCGGGTTGGATTGTAGGTCCATTTACTGCCTCTTTCAAATTAGGATGGGATTCGACCATTGCGTGAATTTCGGAGTTTACTAAATCTCCTACCGCATCGGCCTGATTGGAAGGGGTAAGTTTCGCATCGGCTTCGTGAATATCGGCAATGGCCTTGCCGGCCGGCTCAATTTTCCCCACCGGCTGCCGCTCGGGATTGGGGGTGATGAGCTTATCAAAGACATCTTTGATATCATTGGAGATGGGCATAAGTTTTTCAACTTTACCTTTAATTGCAGCTAACCAATCTCTAAATTGATTAAATACTTTGGCGAGTATAGGTGTTGGTGCTTGTCCATCATAAAGATATCTTTCAAACGCTGTTGCCCACTTTTCATGAGCTTCTTTTACAGTTTTATTTTTTAAGTTAGTCATATCTAATTGTTCAGATACGCCCAACCATTTCCGAGTAGCACTTACTAAGTCTTTAAGTTGCTGCGGTGCCATGTCATCTTTTGCAGCAAGCATTAATTCACTTAACCATTTATGACCAGTTTCATGTATGAAAGTGCTTGCATCGGCAGATTTAAATAATTTAACAATTGTCTTATTATCAGAAAATGTACGAAGACGCCCTTGAGTTGTTTGATTAAAATCAATAGTATTAACATCATTTATAGTAAGTTTTCTTTTACCTTCAATGAGAGGCGCCTCACTCTTATACAACTCCTCCGCCGTGCCCTTCGCCCCATCAAAGTATTGAGCTAAAGTTTGATAGTGCATGGCGATAAGTTGAGAGACAAGATTAGCTTCTTCCTCCGGGCGCCCGGCCGCGACCAGCTTTTGCTTTTCACTTGCGGCAATACTATCAAACATTTCGGGCGAGGAAATGACGGTGCCTTGGGAAGAGAGGATTTCTTTCGGTGCTTCGGCCGGGGCGGGCGGGGCTGTCTCAGGCTGAATTTCTGCCGGCGCTGGCATCCTCATCTTCGCCTCATCATACGCCTTACTAATCGGCACGGCCAAGTCCCGCATCTGATAGTCATTCTTCTGAATCTGCGCCCTCAATTCCGCCATCTCAGAAGTATCAATTTGCGGCGTCGGCAACTCAGCCATCTGCCCCCTGATATCCGCCAGGGCCGTACTTTGCTTCTTAGTAAGCCTCTCCTCTACCCCATTAACCTTACTAAGAATACTGCCCTCTTTTTCTTGCAAAGCAGCCAGTTCAGGGCTTGGCGGTACTTCGCCGCGCACCTCGGCGAGAGTATTAATTTGCTCGCGGAGCATCTCGTTACGGGATTGAAGGGCGTCGAAGACTTGGAAAGTAGGGGGGTCAATTTGCCGGGCAAGGGTGTGAATGTCTAGGGGCTTGGTGATGGTATCCGGCTCAAGAGGAAGCTTTGATTCAAGGATAGGCAGGGGCGGCTTGCCAGGAGTTACTACAGGTGCGGCTATATCGGCCCGATCGCCAATAATTCCTAATTCACGCCCCTTGGCGATATAGCCGAGAGTTTCCGCATGGCCCATAAATGCCTCTGGCAGGGCAGCCAAATCTCGGCCAAGTATCGGGGCGCCAACTTCTTCACCGGCCTTTTCCATTCCCGCCTGATACGCCCCAAAACCCGCCCCCATCAGCCGCGCCCCGAACTCGCCAGTCATAATTAGGGGCCGAAGTACCTGCTCGTTGAATTGCTGAATGAGGTTTCCGTGGCTGCTATCCGGCCCAATTATCTTGGCTTTGCGTAGCTCCTCCTGTACCGGGCCGCTGAATTGATCTTCAGACATGGCGTTGCCGGCCGACCCCGCCATTGCTTTCAGCACATGGCCGACACCCACCCCAAGTCTAGTATAAGCATCACTCTCCTCCTCCGATTGCCCCTGATAGCCGAGCCCCGCCCCTTCCTGCGGCCGAGGCCCCAAGTCACTACTATCAGTTCCAGGGCGCGGCCCAAGAAGAGTTTCTACTGATCCATCCATATTACTTACTCACCGGCGCTTGAGGGCCTTGAGGGAGTTTAGTAAGTGCGTCGTGGGCCAAATCCCAATCGCGGGCGGTTTTAGAGGACGCTTGATATGCGTCAACAATTCCGGCGCGGGTATTGGCGATACCTTCAGGAGTGGAGATGTCGTGCTTTGTGAGGTCGAAAGTAAAGCCAGGAGCGCGGATAGGGGCCGGCGCAGAGGGGGCATTTATCTTTTCAGCCAATGGCTGTATAAGTTTCTTAATATCCAAATCAAGCGGGCTGCCCTCTTTCGTCAGTTCCGAAATCGGCTTGCCTTCATCAATACCTTTATAGATTTGAGGCAGCGCGGCGGTAAGCCAAGATGAATACTTCTGCTCTGCTTCGGGGTTGGGATATCCCTTTACTTCCGGCCCAACTATTTGACTACGAGCAGTTTTTAAGAATTGCTCAATCATAAGACTTTGCCCCGGCTGCTCATGGGCCATTTTCAAAAATCTAGACGCCTCAGTAACCCCACTCGGCTTTAATTGATCCGGGTTGGCGCCGAGATAGGAAACTAACTGGCTATCATTAGAGATACGATTAGGATCATCAGCAGGCAGATTAAGCCGCCGCACTACATCAAGAAAACCTGAACCATACTCTTTCGCCGTTTGGCTTATTGCGTCAGTAGAAGCTTGGCGCGCAAATCTATACAATCCTTCTCCAGCAGATGCGCTGAGTCCATTTTGCAATGCAGTTGCCACCCTAGAATAAAAATCCGGCGCCAAGGTCTGCCCCGGCAAAGTTGATTTAACAATTTCAGAGGCAAAGTTAGCGGCCGTCTGGTTTCTCCAATTCTCCTGTTCCAGGGCCGCGCTCTGTTGTACTTGGTTGGCAATGGCAAATCTTTCATTGATGTGGGAGCGGATGGCTTGGGCGAGGGCGGGGTTATTTGGGTAGTCCTTGTCAATCTGATCGAGCACCGCCGCCTTATCGATAAGCATTCCCGCCTTGGCACTCTTAGCACTTACCTGCTGTACATATTGCGACGTGCTGAGGCCGTTTGTCGGATCAACTAAATCCTTCTTCCAAGGAGTTGGGCTTCCAGGCGGCGCAACATTTCCCGCCCCTGAGAAGTAAGCCACAGCAGCGCCCGCAGGATTACCGCCACTAAGGCGCAGGCCGTCTTCAATAATTCTACCAGCAACAGTGCGCTGATCTGCAAGATTGTTAATATCCAGGTTTTCGCCGGGGCGGGAATATTGGGCAAAAGTGGCAGGTTTGATCTGCATAGGGCCAACAGCACCCGCAGGTGAAGTCGGAGCGGCATTTGCGCCTCCACTTTCTTGATTGTGTAGAATGTCGATGAGGGAATTTATTTGTGAAGGGCCGATGGGCCGTGGGGTGAGGGTTGGGCCGGTAGGAGTGTTTACCACACCTATTTGTGCTAATTTTTGATCTGCAATAGGCCCAGCAATTTGTCTATTATATGCCGTTTCAACATGAGCAGAAAGAGTATCAAAATTTGGGGCAGAAGATAATGCTTTATTATTCTTCGGCGAATCAAATATAGCTTTTGCCATAACTGGATCGCTTGGCAGCAGCGCGAGGATTCTACTCTCCGTCGCATCGATTTCCGTCTGTTGCTGTACCTGATCTAAGATTTCTTTCGGTAAGTTTTGTCCATACTTCAACTGCGCCTGCTTTATATACGCATCATGCATTAGGCCGACGCCGGTAGTAAAGGCATTATTGTCCCACGGCGCCTCGTTTATGATAGATCGGCCGTTATCTTTTCTACTTTCCACCACCCCATTTGCATAAACCAAATTCTGCTGAATTGCATGATTGTCAATTTGCGGCGCAAGGAATCGCTCAAAGAACATTCTACTTTGTTGGTCGTATTGTTGCTGCTGAAATGGAGTATCAAGATTGGCGCGGCCCGCCTTCCAAACTTCATTTAATTGCTTCTGTGTTTCTGCTTGAGCAGTGCCGTCTGCATCGGCACCCCGTAATGCTTGGAAGTTCTTAACTATCTGCCGGCCCTTCTCCATAGTATCATTTATCATCTGATCCGTTTGGACCTGCTGGAAGAAGTGAGCGCCGGCCTCAATGCCCTGCCCGGCCTTTTCTACCCCTTGTGAAATAAGTCCTCCCGTTTCGGCCGGATTGGCCTGAACTTGCAGATAGTCTCCGCCAATTTGTTCTTGCGGCAATACCGTTTGGCTGGTGCCAGTGTAAGGTACTTCAGCCATTATTGAGTACCTCCGGTTGCGGGCGTCGAGCCGCCGTATTTAAAGCCAATATTGGCGGCGTTGGAAAGTAGATTTCCCGACGCTCCCAACGCCCCACCATATGGCGCCTGGGCTGCTTCAGCCTCTTCTAGCCCCGCTTGCGCCGTAAAGCCCGTAGCCTGCTGCTGATATCCATACGCTGCAAGGGCCGCATTATTCATTGCAGTGAGTGTATCCAGTTCTCCCGTCTCACGTTGTGACTTCTGCACCGTCACGGCCGAGCCGGTGTTCACATCAATATTATTAGCCGCCTGCGAAGCCTTGATCTGCCCGCCTTACGCCGCCGCCTTCATACTTACTGTCTGCGCCGTTGTTTGCCCAGCCAACGCTGCGTTAGTAGCATTATACTCTGCCACAATTGCGTTGTTTTTTGCAATTTGCGCTTGGTAGTTTGCCGCGCCGGCCGTAGCAAAGCCGCCCAAAATTGACCCGAGCGCTCCAATTCCCGCCCCTGCAATTCCTAACGGTCCTGCGATTGGTGCTATTGCTGCTGCCATTTATTCCTCGGCCGTTAGGGTATAAATTAAGAAGTCGTCATCGACGGGGCCGACGCAATCAAAGCCCAAGAACTCTGCAAATCTCTGTGCAATTTTATCAGCCGAAAGGACAAAGGCAAAGAGTTTGAATTTACTATTCATAATTTCATTTAATTGAATTTTTGCTTCTTTTATTATCGCAATAGGATATTTCAACGCCTCTTCTGTAAAAGCCAGCCATACAAAGCCCTCAGAAGATAATATACTCCCCGTAATTCCCCCAATCGCGGCCAACTTTCCATTTACTTTCCAGGCCCGAGAGAAGAAGGATTGGGAATAGTAAGTAAGTAATGATCTGTGCGAATTTTGGCCTAATTCAAGCACCATTTTTGCATGATCTTTTCTAAGCTTCTTTGCCATTTGGCCGATATAGTGAGGTTTCATTTCGGTAATTTCAAAAGTGTCCATTACCGTCCTCGTTGAGGCTGCGGAGGTGCTTGAGGGCCGGGCGGCTGCGGAATATCGCCCTGGTCGAATTCAGGTATCAACGCAAGAATATTCATCGGCAATGGCTCTAATTGTTGCAACGCCGCCTGCCCATGCACATCGTAGCCGCCCTCTACTGGAATTCTGATATCGCCTGTGTAAAGTGGGTATGCTACTGTGGCCGGTAATTGCCCTTGAACGAGGGCCGGCGGCGTACTTTTAATATTTGCCGGCTGCATATTTTCCCAAACAGTTTGAATTTGCTGCGGGCTCTGCACACTTCCGTCAGGTTGATTACTACCAATAGTAATGCCCATACCAGACGCCTGAACGCGGGCGGTTACATTAGCAATTTTCTTTCTTTGCCCCTGAATGGTAGGATTGCCTATATCAAGATACATACTTTGAACCTGAACTTGATAACCAAGGCCAACTACTACTGATGTGGCCGGAACGGTTAGGGTGATAGTTCCATTTGCTGCGACGGTTTGATTAGGTATGACGTTTCCATCAGCAAGGCCGGTTACGGTAGCGCCGACTAGATGATTCAATCCGCCAATAACTGTCTGTGGCTGGGTTAGTGTCCATTGGCCTTGGGCGGCCGGCACCACAAAAGTACCATTGGGACAGACGCCGGTAATCGGAACTATAATATTCCCAACCACTTCCGTTGGACTAACATATCCTATAATAACTGCAATACCGCCCCCAACTCTAATAACCCAACTTTGCTGCGCCATTGCAAGAGTAAAAACTGGTTCGGTGCAGAAGAAATTGGCGGTATTAGTAAGGGTTGGGGTGCCGCCGGCCCCATAACCTTGCTGTAATGGATCGTTAATTATTAATGCTGGGCTGACATAATTACTACCGCCGGGGATAATTACTGGAGGTTCAATAACACCGTTTACAATTGTAAGTGTAACTACTGCTCCAGTGCCAGGCCCCTCACCATTATTATCAATAATATATGCAGTTGTTTCAGAAGAGTAATTCTGGCCGCCATTCCAACCATATACGCCTGTAACTTCGCCAAGACCAGTTGGGGAACTTACTGTGAGGGTGCCGGCCGGGGTGCCTTGGGGGAGTTGCAGCGCCGCATCTACACACCAGCAATTTTCTACATCATCCCAAAGCCGGTTATCCATTCGCTCAATCATATATGATGCGACGTTGCCGGGAAAACGCTGTGTGGCAAGATACAAGGTGTCAACGGGCGGCTCGGTTACGGAGCAGACACTTTCCACCAACCCATGCACATCATGTCGCGCCCATCCAATTACATCTTGCTGCTTTAGATAAGTAAGACTAAGCAGCATTCCATCATCTCGCACTGCCCATACTATCTTAAACGGCTCTTCACAATACGCCCATTCTTTTATAGTATATCCGGTAAAGAGGTGAGAGGAAAGAATAGTAATGTCAGCGCCGAAGTATTGATTTTGAAAAATTTGATATTCGATGTTGCGAACGATGGAACCTTTGGCTTGTACATAGAGAATATTCAAATCAATCTTAATTGGTGGTACTGTAGATGAACATCCATTATACGCTTGCGGCTGGGCCTGTTGATTGGAGGGTGTAAGTGGCTGCGGGTTCAAAGACGAGCCGCCGGCCCCCGTAAGTTGCCATGCACTCAGCCCTGTTAATACCACCAGCCCACCCGGCATATTCACCATAAATTGAATACCATTAACCTGCACCGACCACGGCGCTCCGGTAATACTATCATCGGCAATGATAGGCACGCGGCTATCAAAATTATTATATAACCCCGGCTTGCTCATCCAGTAGGTGTCGGGGTTAGTGGGAGAACTGGCGTAGACGAGACGTTCTTGGAAGTAAGAGGGGACGCTAGGATAGGTACCAAGAAGGGGGCCGATGGAAAGGGTAGCGGCCGCGCCGGTGCCATTTTGGAAAGTAATCGTGTCAGTTGGTTGATAGTCAATTCCAGTTTGTTGCACTATAGTAGCAACAATAGCACCTTTAATGACAATCGGCGCCAATACTGCACCAGAACCTGTAGAAGTATTAATCGTATATCCCACCGTCGCTTGGTTATACCCGCTCCCTGAGTTGGTCATTTGGCAATAGGTAATTTGCCCCGGCGCAAAGGGATTTTGATGAGTTGGGGGAACTTGGGAATAATCTGCTACAATGTTGGAGTCAGTGAAATTATTTCCATAAGTTGTACCAATGAAACCAAATAATGAGCCGATTGGGACCGCAGCGGCCGTAGAATCCGATCCTGGATATAGTGTCCCAAGCGCCCGATAAACATTATAGTATCCGGCACCTAACACTGGCTGCCATGCAGGAGTGATGCTATTTGCCACAATGGCCGGATTGGCAATTCCGCTTGCGGTTATAATTGATGAAGCGTTACTTTCATCACCAGTTTTTGAATTAACTGAAGTAATGCAATAGGCGAAGTTCCAGAGTTGGGTTTCGGCGGAGCCGAAGCTTGAAATACTGAGGCCGCCCGGCGGTGACATAGTAGAATAGAAAAGTGGTTGGGCGAGCGTCCAATTATTATCGGCTAGGCGGGAAAGTATCATTGGTGGGTATGACGTGCCGGTGATTTGGTTCCAACAGCAAAGAGTCATAACATCGGCGGATTGGGTAAATTTCAAATACTCTAGATCAGCTTCAGCATATGGAGTGGTAAGGGTGTATATCCTCGCCGCCGTTCCACCGCCGGTATAAGGATTGAAGCCAGTACTATTGATATTATTCCCAAAGACATCTTCTAGAGTAATTTGGGACGGGGTGGCCGCTTCGATAACATAAGTTTGCCCATTTACCTGCCCCATGCCCGCCACACTGGAAATATATACCCAATCACCTGCATTCCAATTATTAGCAATTTGGACAATCATGGGGTTAGATTGGCTAATGCCGGTGATATTCTGTGGCGCCTCAGTTACAAAATCACCGTTGAAAACCACTCGCATATACTCATTACCAAACTCTAGCGCAAGTCCCTGGTTGATGGAGAATTGAAAAGTAATCATGCGGGGCGGGTAGGTGCGGCCGGTTTGCTTGGAATAACCTACAAAGACGGTGCCGGCGCGGGAATATACCCCGCCCCGATATGAGACGAAGGCATTCCGCATCGTACTTGCGCCAATGTGAAACTTGGCAAGATCGACCCGGCCGAATAATTCTGGTGTAAGTTCTCCAGCAGAAAAGGCAGGTTCGATAACTGGAACAGCCATTAGTATGCGCTTCCGTCAGAAAATGAGCAGGCATCCCAACTACAACTAATCACCCCTGGTAGTCCTGAATCGAGGCCCCAGCGTGAGCCGCTATTTCGGCGCCTAATCCAGTCAGGAATATGGTCGGTAGTAACGTGGCCCTCGTTGCCATTAGTAATTCTGGCCTGCTCAAGCTTGGTTTTTACTGAGCCAATAAGTTGCGCCCGCAATGCGAGGCCAAATTTCTTATCTTTCGCCAAGGGTAGGGCAATTTCACTGGCTAGATAACTTACCATTGCGGCCCGGAAAAGTGAATCCCATCTATTTACATAAGGCACATTTGCTGTGTAAATGCCGAAGGCTTGATAAACGTTGGTCATTATCACAGTGCGGCCGGTGGGGTCGGCGCCCGGTATTTCCCACCACTGACCGTCTGCCTGATTAGTATCTACTGGATAATTTACATCCATACCAATGAGAAAGGGGGCGGGAGCTATGCGAATGTGGGTTTGGGACGGGGCGAGAATTTCACCAGTAGTTAGGGGCGTGTTGGGTAGAGAATTATTTCCGGCCGGATTGGCTTGCGGATAGACATTCCAAGGAACGTAACGAATCTTGAGACAATCAACGGGATAGGAGTAGCAGTAGATCCAAGGAAGCTGCACTACTGTACCTACATCCGGTGTTTGGCCAGTTGCATCGGCAAGGAGTTGAAGCGGGGCTTGCTTTCGTGCAAAGTCCCAGTGCGCTCCACGTAGTAGTTGCTTGAAACACTCAGTATACGCCCGCAAGCAAACCTGTGCCTCCCGCGTCCCATCTTCTGGATCACCAATTACTATATCAACTCCAGCCGCATCGAGGGCTTGGTTGATAACGTCCGCCGGAAGATTAGCCATTATCCTTGCATCCTAGCAGCTTCAGTTTCAGACATCACGGTGTCTTGCGTTTCTTCTTTTTCTGCCTCGGCGCCGCCCTGGCTTATTTCTGCGAGGCCGGGCGCCAGCTTCTTTGCCAACGTATCGATCATAGTTTTAATAAAAAGTGGCTCCCACTGGCTCATATCGGTAATTTGTGCAGAGTATACCAACACCGCATTTGGCACATTACAGACTATTGTCTTCTGTGAAGGAACCTCGGCCGCATTATTCACAATATCAAAGACATTAGGAGTGGGTGAGAAATTGGGTAGGAATATTTGCGACGCCCGAATTGAGCGTACTTTAATGCAATCGATAGGGTAGGCATATTCGTAAAACCAAGGTAGGCAGGGAAAGTTCGGGGTCCAAGGATTTTCAGGTGAATAGCCGCCGGCCGGCGCTTGGCTCACCAGAACTGCAACTGCATCTCTTTCCGAAAAACCCCAATCATTGCTTCGCAATAATTCATCTCTCGTCTGCGCGTAGAATTCTAAGCAAAGTTTACTTTGCCTTGACCCTTCGTAAATATCTCCAATGCGCCGGGCGAAGCCAATTTTGCCCAGGGCCTCATTGCAGATATTTTCTACAGTCAATACACTACTAGTCATTAGCTATCCCTAGTCTCCCCGAGTTGTTCAAAGGCGTTACCTGCGTCCATATTAGCGCGGCCAGTATCGAGCCGGCTGGCAAGAGCGAGAGAGAATTCGGCCGCCAATTGCCGTACTACTGCCTCACGGAAAAGTGGATCCCAGGTGGCCTCAGTAGGAGTATTAGACCACACAACTTGAGCAGATTTGAGATTTGTCCAAATTACTTTCGTAATTGTCCCACCGACAACAGTATTACCAACCGACCATTGAGCGGGAAGAGGGTTATTTATATCTGTAAGTGTTTGTGGCATTACCTGACGAATTTGAACGCCGAAAGGCGGATAGAGGTATTCGTATGTGTAGGGAAAAGGGGCGGGGTTGCCACTAAGTGTTAATAGTGCGGTGTTACGAGAAAAGTCCCAACCAAAGCGCCGGCCCACTGTTCTTACACAAGGAATATAGAGTTGTTGCGCCGCGAGGCCGGCCGCTGAGTTATCGAAAGTAGGTGCCACCCCCGTCACCAATGGCTGATTATCCCCCATCATATAAAGGGCTTGATTGACAATATCAGTTGAGGTAGGAGGGTTGGCCATACTATTTTACCTCAACAATGAGTTACTATACCATCAGTGACAGTAAAGGTAACTAAGTTAACTGAGCCAGCCGCACAAGATACGCCTGGAGTTGCGCTAGTTCCAGCATAGTATGTATCAGCATAAATGGCCGACCAGATGTAGGAAGCCGCGCCAAGATTATAAGTATTAGTACTACCTGGTAATAATGGCCCTGCACTGGTCACACCGGCTCCGTTACCAACAAAAGTGACGCCGGTACCGCCGATAAGATTTCCGCCCGAGGTAGAAATTCCAGTGCCACTAATTGTAATGGAATTTATCAGAAGATTTGGATTAATTGTTGCTACAACGTTTCCAGTGCTGGAGTTAAAAGATAAGTTGGCATTT